CAAATTTGATAAAAACAGCATTGTGTAATTTATAATTTTTTACGTACCAATGTTGAGTATATGTGTGTATTCCTGATACCCCTTTTAGGAAAATGTCATTTAAAGTTTCCGGATGATTTAATCCTAATGGAAATTTACCGTCTATATAATCTTGGGTAAATCCGGACAACCAACGTTCTACAGGATCTCTTAGAATAACGACAGGGATTTTATCCTCGAGTTGTCCATAATGATATAGTTTGTAGTATTGCCAGTCTATTTGTGAGAAACATTTGTATGTAAAACTTGAAGCATTTTTAGTTATAGGGATAAAATAAAATTTGCTATTAGGGTGATATATTATAACATCATTAGATGTACCTAATCTTCCTGGATGTGTTTTCTTCATGATTTATCCAAAACTAAACAAATCATCAAACGTGCTATTCGTATCTGTATTGGCTTTTAGATCCCATTTCAATACGCCAAGCAAGTTCTCAACTTTCTTGTCTACTAATGTTGCTTCCATTGCACTATCATCAAATGGCAACTCTTGAAACCATCTTGGAAGTCTAAGTTCATCGACAGGATATGCCACGCTTGTAAAGCCTAATGGATTTGGCTTGAGTTTACAAACGATGACCTTCATGCCATCAAGTATCTTCATGCTATAGTTGTCACTGTTGACACGGCGTAGATAGTTCCAGTTCAATGCTGCGCGAACGTGACCGGGCATGTTTGCCTTGCCAGTCTTGCTATTAGTTTCTAAATCACCATAGAACGTAAGTTTGTTCACGCCCTTTGGACTGCCCTTTGTCCAGCTATCTTGCTTGCCAAGTTCTACCTTGAACTCTTTGATACGCTCAATGACATCTTCTCTAGTCTTACCAGCAAGTACCATCTCTAATACTTCAAACAAAAAGTCTTGAACATATCTAGGAGTATCTGCACGTTTCAAGTCAAGACCCATAGCCTTGATCTTGCCTTGCTTGCCATCCTTATCTAATCTTTTGCCTTCTTTGTCAAAGATGTTGATAGCATAACGCTTCTTTGTGATGAACAAACTGCGATCACCGATCAATTCACGACCAGCCTTGATGACACACATCTTGCGTGGAACATGGAAAGCACGTTCACAGAAACTTGGGAACGTATCGTTTGCTTGATCAGCGATATTGTCATAGAGTTGGACACATAGTTCCTTGCTCCATTCCATCTCACCATTTGCTATTTGCGAATTGAGTATGGGCCAAGCACTGAAATAACAACTATCAGTATCGCCATATACGATAGCATCGCCATAATAGTCATACTTGCCAGTGATGATCTCATTGATCTGTGCGCTCATGTGCTTGACGATCTGTCTACCAGATAATGTAACGCTCTGACCAATACGCTTGTCATAGAAACGGCAATGCTCATTCAACAATGCGCCATACGCGGAGTTGAGTAGAATCTTACGCACTAACTGACGTTTATCCCAATACTCAATATCTTCTTTCGTAGTTGATTCCTTGAGTTTCTTCTGCATAGTCTTACGATCACTATACCATTTAGTCAATAGCCCGGGAATCACGCCCTCGCTGTCTGATCTAAAGATCGTACCGTTCGCACTCAAGATATATGGCTTGTTGCTATCAAAGATTAGTTTCCATACTTCAGCCGCGCTCATCTCTACGCTATCACCGCTCTCAAAGTCAAGCGTTAGCATAGTGCCACGCTCTTGATTCATCACAGCCTCATACTCAAGACTGCCAAACTGACCTTCCCAGAGTAGCGAACTCATCTCAAGTTCGTCATCTTCATCGTAACGCGCCTTCTCGCTGGCAAGTTTACGTGCTTTGTCTTTTAGATATTGTTCAGTCAATGTTTGACGCAATTGCCCAACAATAGTCTCTGGCGCCATGTTGAGTGTGCGTATCGCTGATGGATACAGACTGTTGATGTCAACAGCGCCTACCCACTCATGTATGCCTTTCTTTGGCACAGCAACATAAGCGCCTGCTGCTGCCATGTCACCGTCGCTGCTATTCTTTTTCTTGTCAGGAACCATGAGTCCACGCTCATGCGCTTCATTCATCACAGCCATCTCAATCATGGCTACAGACCCCATGACAGTTGGCAACAATACAGTATTCTCATGTGCTAGCGCATTAGCAAGATCAAGGAACTTTAGTTTGTTGTGAATCTTCACAAGCAACATGGTATCCTGACGATTGTACTGTATGAACGTTTTGAAGTCCTTGTTGTATAGTTGGTCAAGCGTTCCTTCATACTGCGTCTTGCGCTCACCAACTTCCATCTCACCAATCGCATCTAGGCTATAACTGTGCCTTGATTCATAGTTATACTTCTTATACAACTGTAGATAGTCCATGTGTACACGACCAACTAGATCATATGTCGTTTCAGTCTTACCATAACGCTCATATTCTCTTGGCTTTGGCGTTTGACCAAGCAAACAGAATTTGCGTGTATCATCTTTGCTCATCACTCTAGTCACACGATTTACCATGTAGGGTATATCGTAACCTTCAGAGTTCCAGCCAGTGAGAATGTCAGCATCTTTGATTAGTTCAAAGAATGTCTCAAACATCTCTATCTCGCTACGAAATAGAATTGTGTTCGGGAAGTCACTGACTAACTCTTGAGCCGTTTCATCACTCATATGCTTGGGGGGTATAGCAAGTGTCACAAGTGCATCTTGCCAGTCCAAGTACATTGAGATAGCCGTCACCGGATTGAAAGGGTCACTAGTGGGACTAAAACCCTTTTCAGGATCGAAATCTACCTCAATGTCAAAGAATACTGTATGGAGTTTTGGAGGCTCACAGCCCGAGTAGTTTTCACTCAAACAGCGGAATATCACATTGATATCCGATTCATACAGTTTCTTATTGCTGTGGATACGTTTTTCTTTTTCAAACTCACTACGCTTGCGTGTGCTGAACCTCGACAATGGCTCGCCATAGATGCTGCGATACTTGCCTTTATTATCAGTATAATAGAAAGTATAGTTGGCAGGAAACTCGTTGTATGTGCGCTTGCCGTCAGGCTGGCGCTCTACAACAAATATCCTATCAGTATCCCTATCGTGGATAGCGTCTACATAACTCATTAGAGGGTCTTACCAACTGTCTCCAAGATAGTATTGAGTTCTTCGTTTTCTTTGTTAGTCTCACCTAAGCGGCTCTTGTGTGCGACCTTGATGGCCTTTTTGAGTACGCTTGGCTTGATTTCAAGTTCTTCTGCGATAGCCTTGATAGTGTCAGTCAAACCGCCGTTGAGTGTTTCAACTTCATGCATTACAGCGAGGCCCTCGTTGATCAACTGTGTCAACTTGATTTTTGCTTCGTTATTGAAAGTTCTTGTAGACATATAATCTCCTATAAAAAGTATATTGATGATATAATAAAATAAGTTGTAAGTCAAGTATTATTTTTTTGTAAAGATCCAGAGGTCTTCATAGTTGCCACCGCGTGTCTTTTTTGCTTGTCTTGTGCCCGCGATAGCTGACCATTGAACTTTATAGTGATTGGTAAAGTCTAAATGCCGTGCTGCGATATCACGCATGTCCTCACTTATGGTCATTTTTACTTTATCTTTGTTTGTATAATTACTAATGACGAATCCAAATTTAGCATCAGGCTTCATCACTTTAGCACATAGTTTCACTGTTTCTTCCCAATACATAATCAACCAACTATTATAGTCGGGAAAGCTGTTCGTGCTTTGATTATCGCTAGGATACAATTCTAAATCAAAATAGGGCGGGCTAAACAATACGGCATCTACACTATTTTTATATTTGTTTATGAAATCATACTTATTATCTAATTGCTCACTAGGGCAAAGATATAGATCAACGGTCTTTTCATCCTTCGTGAAAAGTTTTTTATCATGTTCCTGTTGTAGTAATCTACCGTTGTCAACTACATCAGGTATTACATCTGTAGCAATAAAATGCTTGAAGCCGCTGGCATAAAATGCTAACTGATAACTATTCCAGCCCATGACGGGGGCAAATAATGTTTCACCGGTAAATACTTCTTTGAGTATTTCCTTATATGTACATGGATTGAATATGCTAGCACGATTAGCACCTATCATAAAGTCTAACCAAAACTGACCGCTATCCCCGTCATACTTACAGATATGATCAAAAAATGCAGGCCCTACTAGACTGTTTCGTAGTTTGAAATCTTCAAACATGACACGCATCAAACCGAAAGTATATTCACTATCAGTAGTCCATAATTTCTTTGTGTTATAGAAATTGACAAAATTGATGTTCTTACAAATCTTGCCGTACTTACTATTTGTGCGACCAGAAAAAGTATCACCGTTCAATATGTTTGAATCGGGTAAATCTAAATAAAACTCTACAGGTTGTGGTAACTTACCATAACGATTATACCAAGATAATAGTGTTTGTTTAGCATCTGTTACCAGTATCTTATATAAGTTTTGTTTATATAAGT